CATTAGTAATAGTAGCAATAGTTGGTGCAGTCAAAGTTTTGTTAGTAAGTGTATCAGCAGATATCAAACTCACTAATGTAGAACTTGCACCAATAGGAAGTAACATTGTGTTTGTTATTCCAGCAGTATGTGGTTGTGCTTTAAGTGTTTGTCCGTGTGAGTTATCACGACAGTTAAGTACAATCTGACCTTCAACTGTACCACCACCTCTAACTTCAACAATTTTAGTAGCAGGGTCTATAACTAAGTTTCCACTTGCAGTTGTAGTTGTTCCCCCAAATACTGGTGATGTCAAAGTCTTATTTGTAAATGTAGTTGTACTAGTTGCAGTAACAGTAATATCAGACGTTAATGCAACCGTTCCAGCAGTAGATGGAAGTGTTACAGTAACATCTGCTGTAGAAGCAGGGCCGATTAAAGTAACTGCATTAGTTCCATTGTCTGTATCTTCTTTAAAAAGTATCGAACCAGCTGCACTTGAAGAACCAGTTAATACTGGTGCAGTCAAACTTTTATTTGTAAGTGTATCTGTAGATGTTCTCGCAACAAGTGTATCAGCACCAGATGGAATTGTTACAGTTCCACCATTTGTAATAGATGCGATAGTTGGTGTTGTTAATGTTTTATTCGTAAGTGTATCAGTTGTAGCACGACCAACAATAGTATCAGTACCAGTAGGAAAAGTCAAATTGGAAAGGGCTGACCCATTACCTAACTTGGTGTATAATTCTACAAAATTGTCATTGACCTTATCTGCTCCAACTCTAAGTGTATCACCAGTTCCGTCATTTGCAGAACTTCCAATACCTATTGATTGATATGCCATGTGAGTCTCCTAAATTCTTTATTATTTATAATGTTTATTTAACCAACATCAAACTTTGTTGATGTTGAATCAAAGTTAAGTTCTTCATCAAATGATGTAAACAATGAGCCAGGCAATGTTCTAGAGAACGTACCACTAACATCTTCATCAAACCTATCTCCAGTTCCATCAAAAGTTTTAAATGTATTACTAAATGCGTTAATACTTGGGCCACCAGAAAGTTTTATCTCGCCTGGGGGTGGAACATTTATTCTTGTGTCAAATGCAGTTGTTGGTATCTTTCCATTTGCGTCTGATACTGCATCTATTCTTGTATTCTTAAATTGTTCGATAGTAAAATAGTTATCATTAATATCTCCAGTTGGTGCAGCTGCTTTATTAATGCCTGGGTAAGTTGGACTATTAGTAAATCCCTCTTTTGGACTAATTGCAAATGCATACTTTGGTAAGTTGTCCAATGTACTACCATGATTTTGCTGTGGACTTCTAGTAACCCCTACCAGAACAGTATTAATTCTTGATAATGTAACATCTCTTGTTCCACTTGTCAAGTTAGAATGTGTTTCTGCATCACTATTTGCATTTGCTCTTAATGATGTACCGTCATCAACCGTACCAAGTCTTCTACCAAATACTGCACTAAAGAGTGTTGTTAATGTAGATGCAAGTTCTGGTGTAAATGATTCTAGTGTCTGTGCTGTAATTCTTGCAGATACACGACTTTTAACTTCAACTTCTCCAAAGACTGCCCAACCAGATGGGTGTACTGTTGAACGAATAGAGTCTCTCCATGACTGAATAGATTCACCAACCTTTACAACATATGAATAATCTTGGTAATAAAAACTATCTTGTATTCTCATAACGTCAGAAGATATTTTTCCTGCTTCAGTTAAGAAATCACCGACTGTAGTTGCAGTCGTATCGACAACAGCAGTCAAAGATGCAGTATCAATATTTGCAATCTTTCCAGATGCACCTCCAGCCGCAACCGTATCTCCTACTGATAATGTTGCAGATGTAGTCATAGATAATAATTGTCTGTCACTATCAAATGCAGCTATTGTACCAGAGTGTGAAGTCATACTTGCACCAGCAACAAATGTTCCAGATATATCTTCTATGACTGCGTGTCTTTGTGTGTTGAATGTAGGTGCAGTTGCATAACTAAAACCAATATTATTAATTTCTATAGAACCAATAGAACCAATTCCAGAATTAGAAACTGCTTTGAGGTTTGCACCACTTCCACCAGTAGTTGATATACTAGAAATTACTGGTAACTTTGTATATGCACCACCACGATTAATTAAACGAATATCAGTAATAGAACCCTTTTCAGAATTAGGTAAAGTTGCTTCCTCTAGAACCATTTTAATACCGTCATACCCATCACCATAAAACTGTTGACTTTCTGGTTCAAGTGTGATATGGTCTGTCGCAACCATTCCATATGCAGATAAACTGCCTGTTTCTGGTGCGATTGCACCACCAACAACTTGAACATCAGCTGCAACATTAATACCATTAGTTTCAGTATTAGAAAAATTAATTACATCACCTATTTCATATCCAGTACCAGCTTCATCAATTATAATATCATCTATTAAACCAGAGTTAATAGTTTCAATTTTTGCAGTACAAGTATTACTAGAGTTAGCAACATTACCAACAGTAATTGTTTGACCCACAGTATAATATTGTCCACCATTATTAATAACTGTTCTTGAAACAACACTTAATAAAGTAAATGATACATCACCATCAGTTATAGCAGATGTACCTTTAATTGTTTCACCATCTATAAAAGTATTTGACTGGGTTGCTTCGTCAATTTCTATTTCAATAATAGTAGTTTCTGATTCTCTAAAACTAACTACAGATGTTGGTATTGCAGTTGCAAGAGAGGTTTGTCCAGTAATTGTTTGACCAACTAAATCCGTAACATTACCAGATACACCCAGAACTCTCATAATCTTTTTTCTTGTCCACTTACCATCAGACACACGAATTAAATTTTCTGTTGGAAATGATATTGTTGGTTCTTCATTAAGAAGAAGTCTAAAAAATAATTCATGTCCTTTTTTAGTTCCCTTTGAAACATAAAGGTCACGAATGTTTTTTACTAAATTTCTTTTGTTAACATTTGCACTAATATTGTCAACCATACCCTCAAGAAATGAATCTCTAAACCTATCTAAAAATTCATATACAGTTGCATCAATGTTTGTATAGTTTAATAATTGTTGAATAGAAGATACTGGGTTAGCTCTATAAGTTGCAATCGTTCCAGAAGAATTAGAAGTTGAACCAGTAATAGTTTCTCCCACTATAAACCTAGTTTGTGAAGAAACAAATAATCTTGCAGACCCATCAACGTCATCAACAAGAACAGTTGCAGTTGCACCAGAGGTTTGACCAGTTATAGTTTCACCTAAAGTAAATTTAACTTCAGAATCTTCAAGAATAACTTTATCATTACTTTCATCAACTACAAAGTTAACAGATGTAGTTTCTTGACGAAGATAATTATTAACTTCAGTAAAAGTTATTTCTGCACTTTCTAGAAACTGATAATATGCTTTAACGAATTTTGCAAAGTCTGGATGGTCTGCTTGAATAAATCCAGGCAGTTGATTCTGTACATGGGTAGATACTTTATTTTTTAATACTACGTCTTCATATGACATTTTTAATATCCACTAGATGAACCATTACTACTTGAACTAGAACTTGAAGAACTAGTGGAAGATGTTGAAGTTGAACTTGTTGTAGAACTAGAACCAGTATATGAACTTGTTGTAGAAACACCAACACCAGCTGATGAACCACCAGTTGCAATCGTATCAATATTTGAACCAATTGTTAAATTATTTGTATCTAGTCTTAGGACTTGATTTCTTACACCAATAACATCATTTGAATCTGGTGTTACAATTATTCTAATTGAAGTTGAAGTTGCACCGTCAACATTTGATATTGATGTAATATTAAAGTTTGTTAAAATAATTTCACCAGTTTCATAATCAATAGTACCAGCAGTACTATCTTTATATGTTGTAGTTGTACCGTCAGTTAAATAAAATAATCTGATGTTACCGTTACCGTCATCATTTAAAAACATCTCATTATCATCACCAGAAATTTTAAACCCAGAAGAACTTACAACACCACCAGTATCCATCATATGTCCACCATGAGGGTTATAAATTGCATTAGTAAAAGGCACAGTATATTTTGTTTCTTTATTTAAAGTTGGTGTAAAGTTTTTACTCAACTTAACAGTTGTAATATTTGAAGTAATTGCATCATCAGTATTATCAACTAAGCTTGTAATTAGTGAGTGTCTAAACGAACTATCAAAATTACCTAAAGTATTTGTATTATAATTTGTTAAAACAGTTCTTACATTTGAAGTAAGTGTTTCAGATGTTTTTACTGTATTCTTTGAGTTATATTGAAAGTTAACATTTAATCTTATATCAATATATTCTGGGTCAACAATAACTGGAGTCACAGATGTTATTGTATAATCATTTTTTAAGTCTCGTATAATTTGTTCTTTTGCAGATGCAGTAATAGAACCTTGAGTTGGTACAATAGAAATATAAACTCTACCATAAACTGGTATATCATTATCTTCTCCACCATATACTTGTACAGATTTTGTATTTGCATATACTTTAGGAATAATAGATTTATAATCATTTGATGTAACTGCTCTACCTTGAGATGCAAAATCTAGAGGTGCATTAAATTTAATTGATTGTATACTTTCTCTATTTGCACCACCGTTTGCATTTCCAGTTGTAAGAATACTTAAATTAGTAATACCAGAAATTGCAGTTGAAGTTGTAAAAGAAGATGCACCATCAGCTGCATCTCTATTTGTTACGACATATTTCATTCTAACAATATTACCATCAGATAATTTCTTTCCTACTACACCGTCTCCAAAATAAATTTCAAATTTATTATCTGCACTTTCTTGTAAAAAGAAAACTTCAGAAGTTGCACTTACTTGTGTAATGTCAGTTGCTTGAGTATATGTTGTTGAGTTAGTTGAAGATGCACTATTAAATACCTCAACTGTTAAAGTTGTAGTATCTGCATTTTCATCATTAAGAATATATTTCTGTTCTATGTTTTGTGTGTCAACTGTGTAACGATTTGTTACATATGTACCCTCATAAATTGGAATACTTGTAAACTTTATAATTCCATCAACAACATTAGTGGTGTGTTGAGAAATAGTAACAAACTGATACGACACACTATCAATTGTTGTATTGAAAATAAACCCAGCAGGAATAGTTGCAGATGCTAATGCACCGATATTATTTAATGTAATATCTACAGTTGCAATAGGAGCTCTTGGTGAATTAGGAATATAACCTAAAGTTTTTGCATGAGATACTACAGAAGAACGAATTGATGCAGTATCAAGAAATGATTCATTCGCAGCCATATTTAAGTTCATGGAAAGATAGTGAGTGTTATATGCAAGAACATCTAACAATGCGTTTATACCAGAACCCTCAAAATCATAATCAGTAAACTCTGATTGATTTCTCATAAATGTTTTTAAGTTTGTTTTGATATCATCAAAATCTAATTCTGTTACATTAAGTCTTTTATCGGTACTTGCCATTATCTTAATCTCTCTAATGCAAATGTAATATCTGTTAATTCATTTGGTGAGTTGATAATATAAAATTCTATAATAACATCAAACCTATTATTATCACCATTAGGAATTACGGTAATTCCTGCTAAGGTAACTCTTGGTTCAAAGTTAACGATTACATCTTTTATTTTTCTTTCTAGTGCAGCTGCAGTAAATGGTGAAATATTTTCGAAAAGTAAATCACGAATACCAGAACCAATCTCTGGGTGGAAAGGTTTCTCAAAATAATTATATTGTATTAAATTACGAACACTTCTTTTAATAGCAGCGGCATCAGTAATAGGTGATATATCTTTAGTAATAGGATGTCGAGTAAAATTAAGATTTAAATCTTTATATTGTTTTACTGCACGATAAGAATTATTCGTTCTCTCTGCATCTCTATACGCTGACTGAACTGCCATTTATATTCCCCTTTGAGTTATTTATTACTACCCACCAGCAAACACATTTGGAGAACCACCAGCAACAGATGTACAAGTAGGGTCACCTATTCTTCCACATTGTTTACCATTTACAAATACTGTAGATGAACCACTTGATATTGGTGCAGCGTGTGATGGACATGGAACGCCTGGGAGTTTATGTCCAGTATTTGCATCTCCTTGTCTAGAAATACCAATACTATTTGCAAATACATTTCCAGACCCAGCTGCTCTAGTCATACCAGAACAATGTGGTACATCTGGGTCACCTATTCTAGTTACGGCCGGCACTTTTTGTTTCTCCTAGTATTTTTTCTCTTGTTTCTTCAACCATATGTTCAAGTGTGTTAATAGTTGTATGAATATGTCCAGTATCTTCTGGACGAAGTTTAGTTTTCAATTCAGAAATAGTTTCCATTAAAAAAATTAATTTGTCAAGTTGTTTTTGCATTATCTTGTTTCCCTTTTCATAAGTTCTTTTAGTCTATCACCCCACTTTTCAATTTCCTCATGCTGTTCTTTAGTATGTGGTTCTGGTGGAATTACTGGTTCAAAACTAATTAGATTATCAAATTCATTTGGTATATCATCATAGTTTGAATATTCTTTTAAATCTTGGTCTATTCTTACAACAAATTTATGTGTCATTAGTTCAAGTCAATCCTTGCACCGTCTATATCAATATTACCAGAAACTTGTGTTGATTGACTTCCACTATATGTTTCAGAAACATTTCCAGTTACGTTTTGTGTCATAGTAGAACTATATGTTTCTGAAACTGCACCAGTAACATTTTGTGTCATTGTATCAGAGTATGTTTCCGTAACAGAGTTAGAAACAGTTTCAGCTCTTTTTCCAGTTACACTAATTGTATGTGCATGAGTTCCATTTTCTGTTCCGTATGTTTCTGTAACATTCTTTTTTACGACTTCTGTTTTATTTCCATCAACTTGAATATTCCAATCACCTTTAATATATGTCTTACAGTTTGAATCAATCGTAAGGTTAACATCACCCTTAACATTTACAAATTGATTACCAGCAACAATTTCATAATTCTGTCCTACAACTCTTGTTACTTTATTTCCATCTGCATCTATTTCATAGAAAGTTCCACTTCTATGTTTTTCATAAATGCGTTCTGCGTAAGGTGTATCATCATATTCTTTTATGTGTCCGCTCTCTGTTTCTAAAACATGATTATATGGGTATTCAGTATTTCTTCTTTTGTATGGAGCAACCCTATCTTCTTTTGTTTCTGGGTTTCTTCCAGTTGCATCAGCACCACGAATAGAATCATCAGTCGTAATTGGTTCTTTCCATTGTGTTGCAGTCAAATCTACATTAGTTGCAATCTTATCTTGATGTACAGATGCAGTATCTACTGTTGCATTTGAGTCACCTAATATCTTTTCCCCATTTGCGATTGGTACATTTTCTGTAAAAGAAGTATCTCTTGATTCAATCTCTGGGTGAATGTTTTCTGAATCATTTTTTGCAAGTCTGTTAACATCACTATCAGAAGTACGAATAGGGTATGGGCCATAGTCTGGTTTGTATTTGTATGCTTCTTCACTTTGAGTTGACTCTTCATTTCTTGGGTCATTAAAACCTTTTTCATGAGTAGGTGTTTCAGATGGTATGCCTGGGAGTGTTCCAAATATTATTTGTTCTTGAAACAAAGGTGGGTCACGAAAGAACCCAACAACCCAAGTACCCTCAATTAAAAATGGTGGTGTATGTCCTAGACCATTCATTGATGTATGAACAGTATTTAATACCCAAGACCAAGGTAAATCTTTGGTGGGTATCTCATCTAAATTGTCTGTATGGTATCCTACTGCACGAACACGAACACGACCCAGTTTTTCTGGGTCATCTCTATCCTCTACAACGCCTGTAAACCAGACGAAACCATCTTGTCCTATATGATAATTATTCATGTATCTATTTATTAAGTTTACTAAAGATATAAATAGATGTATCGTTCATCTATAAACATAGACGGAAGTAGGCAGTCGCTGAAGGAACGCACTTAACTTTTGGTAACAATCGAAAGGAGAGTGTTATGAATACGATAATTTACCAATTATTAAAACTACATAAACAATATAAGCGAGACCAGAAGATTCTGATTCTCAATAT